AATCAATCTGCTTTCAACGTCTAAGCTAATGGTTATTGTCTCAGCGCCATATTGGATATTCATCTGATCCATTTCACCACTAAATACAGTCACTGCTGTATATACACCCTCTGCATTAATACCAAATTTTACTATGGCGTGACGCCCCTGATAAGGCTCGCTGAGTGCGAGTGAGACTAAATCTTTAGGAATACCCGTCAAAGTAAGTTTAGCACCATAAGCGGCAATGTCAGAGCTTTCCTGCATCTCTGAAACTGCGATTAGTTCACCCGCACCAGTATAAACATTACCATCTAATGATAAATCACCAATCCCATTCCAGAAATATAATTGATTGGGGCTATCAAACAATAATTCACAAGCCCAGAATACACTGATCTGAGCATCATCTAAAGCATCTGAAAGGACAGAAACTAGCTCTCTGGACATCAGACAACACCAACAGCAGAGAATGAAATGCCATAAATAGATGCCTGATCTACAGACCATGTACTAACGTTACTAACAAGCCTGAATGCACCCACAGGATTAGATGTGACAACCGTAGAATTATCCGAATAAGCCGATCTTATCTCAGGCCATAAACTAAGTGTAACATTACCAGAACCATCAGAAGACGCATCTTCAGTAACCATATGTAACCTGGCGCTGGCACCAGTGCCTATTTGAATGTAATCGCCAGCTTTCAGCCAACCCGTTTGACTTGCTGTACAACCATCAATGTTTAAGTATTTTCCTGTTTGATCTGCACCAGCGACCAAAGGTGTCCCACCAGCAGAACCTTGTGGCGTACAATTTACAGGATCACCCATCGTAAACACATTAAGACTTCCGTCTAATTTAGCAAACCAAGCAAGCCAAATACGCGCATTAGCGTTACGCATAGGCGGCAAATTTACATCGGCCTCCCATCTCTGACCCTGATGCGAGATAACCTGATGCGCGTAGGTAAAAGGACTTTCGCTCATTGCATTTCGGCTAGTCATCCGTAAAACAATGCTGCTTATACCAGTATGTGAGGGTAAAGCATACCCTTTAATAAAGCTCAAAGCCCTACCATTAACTGTAAATTGGCCTTGCGTAAGAGGTAAACTATAAGCCGTCATCGGAATACCCTCGCCACATTGCCGCCGCGCTGAACAGCATCAACAACCTCTCGCTTTGTTCTTTCCACCAAGACAGGAAGCGCACGGCCTAAATCAGCCTCAGTCACTCCACCTTGGAAATTATACACGATTTGCACTGGTTGCCCACCACCGCCTAACTTATTGTTGGGAATAACAGTGCCGCTACGATTGGGAACTATAAGCTCTGGGCCACGTTCGCCAACAAGATAAGGGGAGCCAGCAGAAACAGGGCCACCAGCAGCCCTTGGCCTCGCCCGTGGTCTCATGGTGTAGCCACCGCCCTCTACAGGAGTATAACCCATGCTGCCCATGATTGCATCGCTTACAAATCCAGTGATTTGCTTTGCAACAAAAATTCTATATAGCTCTTTTATTATATCAGATGCCATTGCTTTAAATGCGTCTTTTGCTGATGTTGTGCCATCGAACATAGACATAAATGCTTGCTCCATAGAACTTTCCACACCTTGCATGATGGAGTTAAGACGCTGCATTTCTGGAGATAATTCTTTTATTTTACTGATCCCCCCAGCAATCTTATCAGTAGCTTTTTGACCAGACTCTCCAACAGCATCAAGACCCATTTGCAAACGTGCAAATTCTGCAACCACTGGATCATAATCCGGATCACGCGGATCAAAAATTACATTATTAAAAACTTCTGCTTTTTCTTTTGCAGTTTTTAAACGCGCAACTAAATCCTGCAAGCTAAGTATTGGGCCTTCTTTAAGTTTTCCATCAAGCCTAGCTGTCAAACCTGTTGTTTCAAATATTTGATCACCAAAACTTACAAATCCATTTGCTGCATTTTCCAAAGCATCTTCCAAAATTTTAATATTACTTTTTGTTGTTTTTAATTGTTCTGCTGTCGCATCTTCTGCTTTTAAAAAATCACGTTGTCTTACAAGAGCATCAGCTAATCCTTGCTCATATCTTTCCAAAGCCTCTGCATTTTGTGCCGTTGCAATGGCTCCATCAGCAGTAGTTACTGAAAGCGAATTAATTGCCTCTCTGAAAATTTGTATATTTCCAACAATTTTCTCATATTCATTCGATCCTAATTTTAAGGCTTTTTGTTCTGCGATTATTGCTTCAACATTTGAATATCTTTGCTTTGCCTCTTTGAGTTTTTCAATTGCCGCTGAAACAGACATATTTGTAGACTGACCTAAAGCCATAGCCAGATTTTGACTTTCTCTAATTTCATCTCCCATCGCGAGAGTTGTATTATCTAATGCTTTTTCCAATTCATAATTTGGATTTATTAATTTTTGAATTGCTTCATAAAATACACCAATATTAGAAGCTGCTGTTGCAATAAAAGATGCAAGATCAGTAATTACAGGCAATAAATCTGCAAGAGCAATGCTAAACTGCGCGGAAATAACTTTTGAAGCTAAATCAAATTCTTCTTTGGCTTCTTTTGCTTTATTAATCATATCCTGTGACATAACTGCGCCAGCATCGCTAAACTTTTTTGTTAAACGATCTAATTCAGCACCATTATTAGCAAAAGCACCTTTGAGTAAGGTTGCATCCGAAGCTAATGCTTCAAGATAAAATGTCATGTCAGCTTGCGATAAATTAGCTTTTTCAAGAGCATTAATGTAAGCACCTAACTTTTGATCTGATGACAAATCAGCAAAGTTTTTTGCAGTCAAACCAACTTTCGGACCAATATTCTCAAAAAAATCAGCTAATGGTCCAGCACCAGTTTGAACATAATCTCCAAATTTATCATTAACATCCTTTAAGATGTCAGCGAGCTTATCTTGTTCCACACCAAAATTAGAAGCAGCAAAAGCTAATCCTTGAAATTTCTCAGCAGATACACCCGCCACATCTGATAAATTTCCAATGTCAATTGCAGATTGAGCAATATTTTGCAAACCACTAACTGCAAATGCTCCCGCCAATAAAGGACCAAGACGCGCAGCCGCCTTGCCCAACAGATCGAAAGACATTGAGGCTCCACTTAATTCTTTTTGAGATTTAGAAGCAAATGCTTGAACTCTGCGATTTGCGCGATCTATTGCTTTCGTAAATTCTTTATCACGCGCTGCGAGGATGATATTAAGCTGCTCTGCGTTGATTGCCATCTACTCGCTCCACAAGTTGTTTATATTGCTCCTTGGTCATAGCTTCAGACCCAGCTTTCTTAGGCGAGTGTGCATCAGACCAACCTTGGAACACAATCCACGTATCTTTCGGGATCATATCACGTATTTCTTCCGGTTTTAACCCCGCAATAATTCCATTTTTAATTAGGCCACGGACGTCAAGCCGCTTTGGTTTGTATCCGTCATCTTTTTTTTTACTTCATTTCCTTCTGCGATGTCAGGCATAAAAGCTATTCCAACAACAGCTTGAGCGATTTGATAAAATCTCATTAAATCGGCAGGAGTAGATTTTGCAATAACTTCATCAGCTTCATGATCTTTCATGCCACCACCAACCAAACCAAGCGCCAGAATATCTTTCACTTCTTTGCTTGATGGTTTTTTCCCACGGTCAAAGAACCCTTCCCAAAGCTCAAAAATACCGCGATGCTTATCTTCAAAACGTTCTATTTCACGGTTTCTGAGTTTGAAAACATAAGAGGTGTCATTGATATATTCAACAACACCTCCACGCGGCGCTTCAGCCGTAATAGTCATGTTATGCCGCCGTAAATGTTACTGCACCAGAACTTTCAAGTGACAATGAATAAGTTACGCCGCCTTCTGTCTCACCGCCAAATTCTAGCGATGCGATGCGAAATGTTCCAGCATATGTTCCAAAATCAGGAACAACAATTTCAAAGCTAGTGCTGTTATCATTTGCCATCGCAACAGTATTCATCCGCGCTTCTGCTGTGCTGTCCTCAAAAAAGCCATCGCCTGAAACGGATACGTTTTTTAGGCCAGCAAGTGTTTCAGTCCAAAGCGCACCTTCTGGTGTTGTGCAGTCTGGGGTTGTTACATCAATGCTAGAATTGTTCAATGTCAGCGATTTGGAGTTTAAACCGCAAAGATTGTTTTTTGTTCCCGCGCCATCGTCGATCTTCACCAGCAGGGCGCGTCCAAGTTGTTTAGCCATGATCGGCCTCCTTTGTTATGCGCTTGCCCACAGCGCGGAGTTTAGGCGGTATCAAGCATTGCTTGAAGTGAAATAATAGCCGTATATCCACGACCATCTTTATCTCTTGTCGCATAAAATGCTTCAAATATCAATTCCACAAGAGTAAAGCCCGTTACTATGACAGATGTTTCTTGACGATGCAAAGCAGCTTTAATTGCTTCAGCAATTTGTGAAGCCTCTACGCGACCTGATGCACTTCGCGAATGCGCTTCCATTGAAACATCTACAAGTGCGCCTTGCGCGGTATCAGTATCAAAAGCATTAGCTTGAATAGTATTAAAGCGCAGATACGGAAAAACAACATCTTGTGGCGGTTCATCATAAATCCGCGTGGATACCAAAGCAGTAACATCGCTGTCAGCCACAAGCGCAGCGCGAATGCCTTTTTGTACCGCAAGCGTGTAACCGTCAGCCACTAGCTCATTGCCTCCTTGATTGCTTTGTCAATGTTTCTCTTTACAGCACGTTTATGACGCTCACCAATAATTAATTTTAGAGTAGACCGAAATTGATAGCCAAATTTCATATCGCCCCAACCATAGTTAATCGCATTAGCTGCAAGCCCATCTTGATCGGCTCCCTCATAAAAGTTTATAAATCCTATAATTGCATTTTCTTTAGAAATAATTTTATGATTTATTCCAGCCTTTAAATCACCAGACGCAACTGGCACAATAGTTTTAGCTTTGCGAGCACCCGACTTAACCGTGCGTTCAATTGATTGCGCCAAACCTTCATGCGTTTTTTTTGGAAGGTCTTTCAACTGCTTGATTAGCTTTTTATGACCCGTAATCTTCACGATGCTACGCCTTTTTCAAGAACAAATTCCAGAAGGGTATTTTTTGCGTCGACTTGAATTGCATTTTTTATTGCCCAAGTTATGCCTCGCGCTGAAACACGATCCGCAGCCGTAATTGTTTGAGTTGTGCTATCAGAACGAACTCTCAAAGTTGCAAGGCTTACATCTTGCAAGGCGCCACCTTCAATTCTTTCTTTGCCTTTTTGCTCACGCAAATCACCATAACGTGTCGTCAAATTAGACCACCCAGAATAAACATTACCATAAGCATCAACCGCACCTTCAGCCATACGCTGAAAAGTTATTCTCTCCCTCATTAAGCCAGATTTAACCATACCAACTCGTGCGCTCCAAGTTAATAAGATTTTCAAAGCCATAAGGAACAGGAGTTAAAGCATCTTGTTGAGCTTGTTCTCTATTTTCATAGTGGTAAGCAACAAGCATCATTAAAGCATGACGAACTGTTGCAGGTACGTCTGAAGCAGCATCACCGTATCCGATTTCATACTCAATTCGAATTGCATCGTGACGTTGCTGAGTAGTAGGCCAATTAAAGCCTGTTTTCGGTTCAATTACACTATGATCACTAATTCCAAAAACTTCATAATTTGATAAGGTATCAGTCTGCAAAACCCCATCTGCGTCATAATATTTGACTGCTGTGACAGATTGAACTGGTGTCAGCTTTAAATGCACCTGTTTTGGAGGATTAGGTTCCAACCATTGCGCCCATTTTTGAGTGATCATTGCTTTTCCAAGAACACCCAAAACATCTACATAAGCAATAGAAACATCAATAAGTCGATTGATCAGAATATCTTCATCTGAATGTTCAACTCGCAACTGCTCTTTCACTTCTGAAAGTGTTATTGGTCTGATAAGTGGAGCATCTACCCGCTCAATTAAATTAATACCGTGCAATGGTGCTGGCATTTTTAGACTTCCCTAACAGCCTTGCGAGTTGCAACTTTTTTTACGGCACGTTCTACCTTCGGCTCTGCATCTACAGGTTCCGCAATTCCCGCAGAAATAAATCTCTCAGCTTCGGCTGAGTTACAATCAATAACATCGCCAGCATTATGAGAAAAATCTATTCCAGCCATGCCTGTCAAAAGTCTAACTTTCATTTCTTTTATCCTTTTGCAGAGACAGGGCCGCTTATGCAGCCCTGCCTGTTGATTATTATGCAGTAATCAAGTGCTTAATTGCCGCTGTGTTGGTCAATACACCGTCAAAGCGAATAAAGCCCAAGATGCCATAATCAGGCGCAAAACGTTCTGAGGCAACATAAAGCGATGGTGCGCCTACCTTGCGAACATAGAACTTTGACATATCGCCAAACAACATGACCTTTTTAGCAGTTGCCAAAGAATCCATTGCTTGGTTGACGACGACATTATAGCCCAAAATGCTTTGAGGTATGCCAGCTTGATAGTTGCCCATCTGCCAGAGATAGTTGCCGTTTCCATCTTTCAGCTTACGAACAGCCGCAAGAGTGCTATCATTCATCATAATAGCTGCACTTGGAGATGAGCGGTATGCTGGATCAACTGAGTGAATCAAATCAATGATTTCATCAGCCGTTACAGCCGCAACAGCCGCAGCGGTTTTACCAAGTGATGAATTGGTGACAATACCCTCTACATCAGAAGAACCTGATCCAGTTGTAAGTTTGCTGTTAGCAATACGCCCAAGGCGCTCACCAAGCAATTCACCCAACAGACTCTCCATGTTTAGAACACTATCAGCATTCAATTCAGCAGACCAACGAACCCATTCTGTGTCAAATGAGTATGCACCCAGTGATTTTTGACCAAAGGTTACATCTTTACCACCATCATCAGTTGGCTGTGTGCCTTCTGTATGTGCTTCAGCCGCAACAGTCGTATCATCAACAGTTGGAATATTAAACGTATTTCCCGCAGTCGTATTTATGACGGTGAATAGATTTCCATCATACATTGGACCCGTTGCGATCATAGCTTTGTCAATGAAAGTTGCCAATTCAGTTGGAACTGTAAAACCGCCAGCAGTTGTCGTTCCACCTGTTTGTGCGCGTGTTTCAGAACCTTTCAGAACATTCCGAATTTCGCTATCAAGGCCATTTACACCGCCATTCGCAAGCATTTGATAAAATGCGTTCCGATAATCCATTTTAAAGCCTTCGTCTACCGCAGGGGCAGAACGCTGCTCAAATACTGGACGCTTGGAAACATCAACAGCTTCAGAAGCACGAAGTGCCGCTTCTGCTTTTTCCATACGCTCAACGCGAGATGACAACTTGTCATGGTCAGCCATCATTGCATCAAATTCACGCTCGATTTCAGCAGCGCGTTCTTCTGAAATATCGTCTGTCACTTCAGACAATTTTGATCGGGCTTCAGTGGCGATTCGCGCCATCTTCTCCCGAAGGTCTTTAATATCAGCCATTGTGGGCCTCCTTTAAAATGCGCTTGCCCAAGGCGCGGATGGGGGGCATTAACAACGGGAGCCGCCGTTATTTCTGAAACTTCGCCTTCATTCTGAGACGCCGGGAAGTCTGTTTATTCTTTAATTTACTGCGATGCTTTTCCAATGACCGCAAGCCGATTTCTGTACCATCATATGCTGGGGTGGTAACAATTGAAACATCGTAAAGCTGCGCTTCTTCAATCATCCGCTTTGGAATTTTTTTACTATCATCCCATGATTGCCTTGTCGGAACAAAAGCAAAAGACATTTTATCTAAGTCTCCGCGCTTCATTTTTGGAACAATTGACCGAACATCAGGATCAGATGCGTCAAGAGATGCTTCCATGTATAAACCATGCTCATCTTCTTCTAATCGCAGAGTGCCAGAACGTGTTCGCGCCAAAGGCAAACCCTCATGGTTAATCAAAAACACAACGTCATCACGTCCAATCGCATCTTTAAATGCACCGCGATTAATTTGCTCTGTAAACATCCCACCAATATTTGTTTCCTGATCGAAAACAGCAGCATATCCAGAAACACGAACATCGCCAGAATGAGCCTCACGCACTTCTAGCTTTTGCGCGGGGCGAAACTCGCGCTCCAATTCCACATCGGTTTCTTCTTGGTATTCTTCCGATTTACCAAATACAACAATGACCTCAGTGTCATTTTCTTCAATTCGCTTTATATGACGCTTTTCATCGTCATCCTTAAAATCGTCATTGATTGACGCATCTGGTTCTGCGCGATAATCCATATCATCAGCCTCCATTTGTTGAGACAATATCACAAAATTACGGTCATCGTCCACAGGAACCGCAGGTTCGAACTTTATTGGATTGAAATTATTGCGCTCTAACCAATCTAACGCAGCTTTTTCTGTGAAATAATCAATGTCAAAGCGTATTGATTGAATTTCAGCATTTCCATCTTGAATGCCATAAACAAAATCAACGCCAAGACCACCCTCATCTTCTACACGGCGATAATAATCATAACCCTCTGGCTCCCGAATACGCGCTGCGTGTTCTCCCTCATAAGGTCTTTGCTCACGGTCCTCATCTTCTAATTGGCGCTCAACCCAAGCCTTACCACTATCACCGGACCATAAAGCCCATGCAATGCGCCCTGCGCTTGGGAAGCCATCTTGATCTGGATAAAAACCCTCGCCTTCTTTGTCAACTTCATGACGCGCAAAATAACTACGCATCCTGCGAAGTGTTCGCATCGAAAGATTGCGTTGATTTACAATATCTCTAGCTCTAGCAACACCGACTTGTGTGCCGCCTCTGCCATACTCTTCACGCCAATCCAAACCGCGTTGAGCTTCTTCAGCCATTTCTTTAGTCGGTATCGGCATTCAATCCCCCGACTTGCGCCGCAATCGGTACAGTCGCACCTTGGATCATTAAGTTATCACCCTCATCCATTGGTGGTAAATTCTCAATATCACGAACTTCATTTGGTGTCCTAATTCCGTTTTGAATACTGGTCGCGTGGGCTTCCATACGGGTTTTAAAGTCACCGCGCAGCAATCCATCGACGTTAAATTCAACATATTGCGCAGAATTTCTTCCAAACAGCTTCAAATTCATTTCTGCCTCAGTTTGTTCCACCCAGCGTTTTACTGTATGTTTTACAAAATGAAGGTCTTGTTGTTCCGTATTGCTAAATGTGCCGTGCGTTAAATCTTGTAGAAACACAGGCGGCAAACTGTAAATTCTTGCAATTTGTTCAATACAAAATCTTTGCAATTCAATAAGTTGCATGTTTTCGGGACTAAAACCTATACTTTTAAGCTCGTGACCCATTGGCAATGCCATGATCGGCTTGCCTTGCTTTGCAAGATTTAAGGTCGCAGCCGCAACATCCTCTGAGGCTCTAATAGCAGAAGCGCCTGATTGAAATGGTCCCTGTAAAACTGCTGGAGGTATGCCGCCCGATTGGAATGCTTTTGAGCCATAACGACTTGCAGCAACCGCCATGCCTATGACATCACGATTTGAAGCAATCGGACCACGCACATCAACTTGATTAGCTTTCAAAATAAACGGAATATCAATTATTTCATTAGCTTCATAAACTTTTTCTATAACACGATAAATTTTGCGCCCATCAATCAAACGCTCAACCCTTACATGAGTTGGATCAATCGGATATAGATTTTCTACCTGTCCATTTTTTGCACGTTCAATATATGTTATTGCTCTGCCGCCAGTAAAAACTTGCTCAAACATATATTTGCGCCATTCAAACGATGACATTGTATCGTTAATCGCGCCATGAAGCAGATTAGCAATACCAGTTTCTATTTTTTCACGACCATTTTCAGTCTTGCGGTAAACATTTAACGGCAGTCCCGCTAGAGTACCGCCAAGAAAATTAACTGCTGCCCATACTGCTGGAACGCCCATCGCGACATCTACGTTTACATTTATGCCAGCAGATGAAGAAAAATCACCCCAACCCATAATTTGCAAGAAATCATTGGCAGAAACAGGGGCATTTGGATTTTCCAAATTGCGAGTTTCCACGTTTCGGAAGCGATCAAAGAAGCCCATTTTGATTAAATCCCAAGCGTATGGTTTAGCCTATAGTACATCATTGAGCCGCCAAGGTAAAGGATGGGTCGTCCCAAGGCGATGAGTATGCAATTTGATCATCTTGCGATATAGCGCCAAGAGCCATCGTCAAAGCAACCAAACCATCAATCTTGCCAATACTTTTTGCCTTATTCAGCTTTCTATTTCCCGCCGGATCACGTTCCGCAATAGCATTTGCCGCGCACATATTCAAAATAGGATTGCCACCATGACGCAATTTCCTATCTGCTACTAATCGCTCTAATTGATCCACCGCAGGAGCCATATCGCGGAAACCTTGACCGAATGGTGCCATAGGAACCTGTGCTCCAATATGGTCTAATTCTCTCTGAAAATCGGCAATGCGCCAGCGATCATACGCCATCATGCGAATATCATAACGCTCTGATGCTTCAGCAACCGCTTGAGCCACAATAGCAGGGACAATAACAGGTCCATCAATCGTTGTTAAAAAGCCCTGATCTACCCAAATATCATATGGTACTTTTTCAGATTTTGATCTGTCGCGCAGACCATCCGCAGGTAAAAAGAACTGTGATTTGATGTGATATGTACCATCAACAGGAAACGCCATCACAAATGCCGTTAAATCCCGACTAGCTGAAAGATCAAGGCCAGCATAACAAGTCATGCCCTCTATTATTTCTGGATCACCAGCATTTGCCTCCCATTCTGCTCTTGATAAAAATGGAGACATCGCTTCAATACGCTGATTAAGATAAAGCCATCTAAAAGAATTTTCTTTTGCTGGCAATCTTTCTGCTTGTTTTGCAAAATCTTGAATATCAGTGAAACTACGAAACTGACCCAGCGCAGGGTTTGCAGCCTTCCAAGCATTTTTATCCATGATCTCGCAATTTTCTGGCGCAGTATATACATGGCTTACAATTCTGTGATCTTTGGCATTTTCAGCATCATCCAACCAAATGCTAAAAAGATCACCATCAGTCGCAGCCTGTGTACTAATCGCAATCAGTAGCGGGTTTTCATGTGCGCCTTGCGCAGTTTCGATTGCCTCAATGAACGCATCGTATTGACCACGTACCTGACCAACCTCATCTAAAATTGCCAAAGAAGGCGACAGACCGTGCGCTGTTCCCGCTTCCGCAGAAATCGCTTTGTATTCTACATTCATCGGCAAACCAATTAGCATCTTCTGCGATGGAACAATCTTAATCAGCTTTGATAGCCGTGGCGACAAGCGCACCATCTTTTCTGCCAGCTTAAACACAAGTGAAGCCTGTTCGCGCGATCTAGCGCCACTGATGATCTGGCTGTTGGTCTTAGCTTCAGGCCCAACGATGTGCGCAAGCAATATTCCAGCGATCAATGAAGATTTACCATTTTTACGAGCCACAGAAAGATATGCTCGCGATGTTCCTTTTGGATTATCATAAACCTCTAATATAAATTTTCGCTGAAATGGCATTAACTTAATTGGCTGACCAACTAATTTTCCCTCTGGAACAAGGCAGAATTGCTCTATAAAAGCACAAACTCTTTCTCCTCTTTGCATCAATTTGGCCTTGCTAAAAGATCATCATCTAATGGATTATCACCTTCTATTGATTTTGAATAGCTTGTTCGTTTAGCAATATCTCTAGCTTCGCCTCGCGCGCGCGCATGTAGGCTTAGACTGCGACGAAATGAAAGCAAGTCACCAGTCAATGACTTAACAACTCTTTGTCTTGGATTTTCAACAGTAGTCCCATTTTGTCGCACTGAAATATAACCTTCTTTTCTTAACTCTTGCTGCTCCCGATTGATGTCATTCATCGTGCGCGCAATCATCGCTGCAATCTCAAGCTGGTGTGCCGTCCAGTCTGACCGCGCAAACTCCTCAATCACATTCGCAAAGAATGGCATGTCTGTTTCAGTCAGTGGCACATTGGATGGCGGGTGTATATCATTCGCTGCCGCAGCCATTACCTTCACCGCTGCCGCTTTGCCATCTATTCTTT